TCATTATTTGCCGTATCGAATGCTGTCAATTTGTAGCAATACGCCCCATCGGTTGTGACGGTATCTGATCCGGTAATAACTTTGGCATAGGTCTGCACGGTGGCGAACGCTCCAGGAACCGCGCAAGTGCCAGGAGCACGATAAAGTTTGTAGCCCGCAAGATCACTTTCCGTATTGGCATCCCAGGCAAGATTCACGGACGCGGCAAGTGTTAACGTCACACCAAGAATGACACTCGCAAAAATGGCCCCAATTCCAATAATATACTTCATCCCATCTCCTTATGGGGGCCAGTTACCCAGCCCCCATGTCTTAGTTATCCATTGATATTCTTTGACAACGCATAGGCAGGGAACTTCGACGGCATCTGCATACCATCCACACCCTGTAATCGACGGGGCGTGTAGGCAATTTCAAGTCCCAACAGGAACTTGTCTTCGCTTAACCCCACATCAAAGGCATCCATCTCAACATTCCAAATCCAATGTTCGGCTGTGTCAAGAATGGTCCCGCCATTGATCTTGCCCCAGGCAGTCTTACAGATCGCATAGGCTGTTGCCACCGGGACATCCTGGGCAGCAATCGCGGTGTCCAGGGCTGTAGCCGGCGTGGCCAACGCTGTAACATTGGGTGTCAACTGCTTGTAGGTCACCAACCAGGTCACCGTATCAGCGGTGTCTGTTGATCCTGACGCCCAGACCACCCGTGCATACACAGGATGCCGAGGGTCCAAGTCATACGGGATCGGCCCATCAGTGACCAGCATATCTCCAGCTGTGTCCAGCAGGATGCTGGCAATACCAAAGGTGCTGATCTCTTGCTGGACAGGGGCTCCAGTATGGACACCTACACTCACACCCGCTGCGCCAATAATACCCGTGAAGGCCTGAGCCGAATAGTACACCCGTCCAGGTCTCCACAGAATCTCTTTATCGCCTTTAATCATGTATGGTCTCCTCCAACAACAGATGGATTACTTAAAGGCAATCCAAGCATTCTTGCCACTATTCACCTGGGCCGCAGCTGCAATGGTTACAACATTCGTTGTTGTATTGATGCTAATCCCAGAGGCCACAGCCGGTGTCGTAATGACACCTGTTGAGCCGGTTGTCAACATGGAGTCTGTTGTAGAATACGAACTCTGCACAACCATGTTCGGGTTCGCGCCTTCAATATTCACAAACAGAATAAACAGACTCGGTGCCCACGGCAATGTTTCAGTCACATCCGCAGCAATCCCAGCCGATGTGAAAGAACCTGTCAACCAGCCAGGCTGCGAGAAATCTTTCGATGTAATGCTCATACGTCTAACTCCTTATCTAAATTCAAGAAAGAATTGCGGATCCACTTCCTCAGTCGTCATGATGGGGGCTTCACCAGGTTTATGGGGGCGTTCCTGGTTGGCATCCACATCAGGAATGGCTGTATAACGGGCCTTTTCAAATCGCCCCATTAAGAACGCATAGATCTCGTCAGGGACGGAAGTCCACTTGTTGGGCTGAATAACCACACTGATACGGCCTTTCTTCTCAATATCGAGAGAGACCGGCAACGGGTACTTCAGTCCCCGCAACCGAACCTGACCCCCTGACCGTTCGACCTGAATACTGGCTGTCTTACTCATGAATGCTCCTTTGGTTAAACGTAATACTCCTCTTTGATAATCCGCTGTGGCTTGTCCCGTTTCCAGGTATCGTAGCGTTCATCAAAGTCCTTCTCTGTTTGCGTATCACGACGGATTTCCACATGATCTCCGTAGTCTTTATGCTTTAACAGCCCACCCTTATACCGTTGACCTTGCCACTTTTCTGCTTTCGCTTCAGCGGCTTTCTTGGAGAGACCCTTAAACAGGATCGTTCCATTCACAGTCACTGCCCAATATTCAGGCACGAGACACCTCCATGCAAAGGGTAGGGCTGTGACACCCTACCCCATCATTTCTTAGTTACTCGCGCAGCACTGCAGTTCAGCCATGAAGTTCTGATTCAAGACTGCCCGTGCATCGTACTGCTTCCAACCCACTGTCGCACGCATGTTGAGCGGATCAGCTGTCCCAGCCGAACCAAGGGCCTTACGGATAATGCCCCCGTTTCCACCAGCCAGATCGACACCGGCCACCGCTTGCTGCCCAACCGCGAAGATGGAATAGACATCAACGTAGCTGCCAGTGTTCTGCACATCTGTACCCGCTGATGTGGTGCCGTTTGCACCTGCCAACACATACCCGTTCGGGCTGGACAAGAACCTAAAGCCATTCTTATCAGCACCAAACTCACCCGCGATGGCGCCCCCAGACTTTGCATATTCGCTTACAAGCAGGAAGTCAGCCGTATGCCGCAGGTCAAAAGCCACATCCTCATGACACATAGCCCAGTAGGCCGGCATCACGGGACCTGTGCCGATGTTCTGCGAGGCCATGATCATCGGGGTAAAGGTCTTGGCTTTGTTGGTCTTCAACATACGATACAGCCGGTCCAGATCGTTCTTGTCCACGATCTCGGTGACTGTCGCTGTTGAAGTACCATTGGCATAGACAATATTTGTGGCTGTTGCAAACAAATCACGATACAACTGGTCAAACGTTTCACCTCGTTGCTGTCCCAACAACTCCACATTCTCTGTGGTCTGCGGATCCGGCTGGGTGTCAATGACCATATCAGTGTCTTCGATAAAGTCCCCATACGGAGCAATCGTTGCACTGATATCCGTCTTGGATTTGACACGACCACTGGGGTTTTCACCCTCGAGCAGCGGAGTTGTTGCCAACCCAAGCGCCTCATACCGACGCCAGATCATGGTCTTACCAGAACGCCGAGACAAGGATTTCTTGGTCACCGGCACCTGATGAATCAGGGCATAAATGCCACGAATCAACAGCAACGTGTCAAAGAAGCTCTGCGTCGCATCAGATGCTGTCCCGTCTGTAAATGCGGTTGTCTTATGTGTACCCATGTGTGGTCTCTACCTTTCGTAGAGGCCAGTCAACAACAGATGATCTAGCCCGTTTTCACATTGCGAACCATTTCTTCAAAGCTCGCGACGTCTTGTTGATTGTTCAAATTGAAATTACTGACTTTCGTTCCAGCCTTTGGAGCAGTGCCACCTTTCTGGAAGCCCTTCTCTACCAGATTCTCAATGTCAGACAAGACCTTCTCGGTTGTCTTCTTGCTGATGAGATGGGGGTTCTTTGCAATGGCAGCAGCTGTCGCAATCAGTTCACCAAGGGGTCCAAGTTTCTTGGTGAGAGTGGGAAGTTTACGGTATTCTTCCTGGCCTGCTTTCCAAATCTCGCTGTTCCGATCAGTCAGTTCAGGGGCAGCTTTGTACACATCAGTAAAGAGTGATTCAAGCTCGCCACCTAATGCTGATTCTTCGTCACTTGCGGATTTTTTCGCAATGGCTTTGTTTTCAACACGCTTCGCAGTTTCAGCTTTAATGAGTGTCCGCATCTGACGGGCATGATTGATCCGCTGGTTAGCTTTCGCCACCCCATCCGTATCACCATCACGTTCAGCCAAACGGGCCACGGCTCTGGCATCAGCCAATTCATCTTCGTAGGCTGTATCCAGTTCCAGCAACTTGGTTTCATCCAATTGCTTCAAGCTGTCCTGGGCACTGGTTGATTGCTGGGAACCTTTCAGTTCTTCCAGCCGACCTTCCATCCGTGCCAAGCGTTCCTTCAAGTCTGACGCTTCTGTCTCTGAGTGTGTGCGCTGGCCACGTACACGAGAGAGTTCCGCTTTCAACCCTCGAATGGAATTCTTCAGCGTGTCAAGGTCTTCGGTGTCAGTGTCATCAGGTTCTTCAACTTTTGCTTCTGGGGACGGCGACTCCTTCTTGACGCCCGTTTCAGACTCAACGGTTGAAGTATCCGGCTTGACCGCCAAACTGGCTTCACCTTTCTCCTTGGCTGCTTGCAGCATGGACTGAAAGGCCTCCCCAGTTGGGTCCATCAACTGACCACCATCGACATTCTCTCCCACCAACTCTTTACCCATGATGTACCTTCTCCATTGTAATCCGCCCAAACTCTGGCGACGAGCCTAGTGGCGACCTAGGAATACGCCCAACTTACATATAGTGCCCAGGCGAGGACGCCTTGTGAGCATCCTCACCACCGCAAGTGGAGAGGGTGGGTAGACCCTGCGGTTGGGCTCGGTATAACTGTACTAAGGCGGAGGCAATGAGATTGCAGGATTGCTCCTCACTGACTTCACATTGGCTCCGCATTGGATAGAACATGAGATGCAACAACTCATGGACAATCGACAAATCATAGTCGCCAGCCTCTCCAACTGGCCACTCATGTTCGACGGCAGGAATGTCATCAGGATAGCGTAAGGCTAACACGGCTGACTTGTTGTTGGCATTCATATGGGCCTTGGCCACATCATTTCCAAGGGCATTGTGTGGCCAGAATTCAATCTCGATTTTCCAGTCTTGGAGACGTAGGACTTTCTGCCAGTAACTAATCTGGCTTATGCAAGTCTGTTTGAATACCTCGTGTTCGTTGGCATCCATACATCACTTAAATCCCATCCCATGTTTGACGGCTTGTTTAGCTGCAAGTTGAGCCGGTGTCAATGATTTCTTGGTTTTCTTCATGGGTTACTCTCTCGTTCGTCAGTGGTGTAGCCATGATCCAACGCATACTTGTACCCAGCCATCAAGGATCGAAGCTTCCACAAGACCACACTCACACCAGTCTTGGCCTCATCAAGATTAGCGCATTCCTTGGTAATCGAAGCATCCATGAGTGCCCATTGTTCGGGTGTAATATCCATTAGGCTCCTTGTTTCAAGGCTGTTGGTCCAGGACCCCCAGTGTCACTATGTCCACCAGAGGCCCCCTTCATTTGGTTCATGATTGATTGCCCACCTTGGCCCATTGGTTGAGTGGGTGGCATCATCATATCTCGACGAAGCCCTTCTGCAAAGCGAGAAGGCATATCAGACATATCTGTCAAGGCTTGCATGGTCATCGGACCAAGCTGCCGGCCTGTCTGCATGAGCAATCCCGCAAGCTGGAAGGCCCGTTCAAATTCTGCTTGCCGCTGTGTGGGATCAGAGGGTTCAAGTTTAATCGCCAGGTCAAATGAGAGATTACTCATCGTGACCAACATGCGGATTACTTCATCCTCTGACATGGGCTGACCAGTGACAGGATCACTAAAGATGGACTGACCCATCGCCCCCATTGGACTGGCCAATTCAGCTAAGCCAATGATTCGCTTAATCTTCTGCGGAGGGTAATACTGTTGGATTCGTGACAAGAGCATGTGTGTCACATCCAACTGGCTTTCCTCAAAACTATACAATCGAGGCTTGAGGATGGTATTGCCACCCTCTTGCCTAGCCCGAATGGCTCGACCAGAGACTGTCTTCTGTGTGGTGCTCCCCACCATTTCAGCATTGATACCAGAGATCTTGAGGATCTGGCGCTCGCTGGATTGAATCATGTTGAAGTGTCCTGCAGACATCTCAACAGGTTTAATTTGACTAGGGGGTGTGCCAGCATATTCAACGACTACGCCTGGCGTGGATCCCATGCGCTGGAGTTCACCACTATTGGCCCCACCGGCCCGACGATTCAACCAGCCTGAGTGACTCGAACTATTCGAGTGAGCAAGTAAGTTGCTATAGCGTTTATTGTATTCGTCCTGTGGGTCCCACAAATTACGAACAATCCCCATGATGCTTTCAGGGTCATCCTGGAGCATACGGGAGACATAGGGCACATAGGGGTAGTTACGATCTTTATATGGGGTCTTGCCCTGTTGAAGGATCTGGCCCCACACCATTTCACACCAGTAAGGCACTTTGGCCTCACGGGTGATGACTTTCATCTTCTCATAGACATCCATGCCACGCGCAGCCGACAGTTGGTTGAGTCGGGCTTGGGCAGCATCGGGTGTCGCAAAGTTCTCTGACTGACCAGTGGTTGGATCCACGATGCTGGTATAGGAGCCAGCATTCATAATCTGGTATTGGGCAGTGGCTTCCTGGCCATATTGATTGGCAATGGTAGCCAGTTGCTTCTCACCATCAGCGTCATCTTTGACTTCGCTGACTTGACCAGTTTCTGTGTTGACAAGAACCTTAATGACAACCGGTTTCTTGTACCACATATTCAGGATACGAATGCGGCCAGTCTCTTGATCAAAGAGTTCTTGACGCAGGTTGTCTCCAAGACCTAGTAAACTGCTGTCACCAATGAAGTTGCCGGCTTGGTTCAGCCACTCACCAGGATTCTTGAGGTGCCCCATACCAGGGTAGCGTTCATGGAAGTCATCGAGTGAAATCCATCCTGCATCACCCATAAAGGCCCCATCCTGGAAGCCCTCATCAACACAGGCCCAGGGGTCCCAAATATAGGCAAGGGGATTGACACGACTGGCATGAATATCACCCCAGAGAATATCCTTGGCATCATTGAGAGAATGGAGAAGTTTCCACACACCCAAGCCACAGATCGTTCCATCATCAAACACATGGGCATCAATACGGCCTAAGCGAATAAACTCACGAGCAGCCTTCAAGGTCGCTGAGGCAATCTCACCCAGGCGCTTGTCTTCCAAGCCACGAGGCAAGGCCACATAGCTCATTTCCATGGAACGCTGAATGCCAGCCACCAGTTCAACTTGAGGTAAGACCTGATTGAATTCCAAAGCTGGCCGGCGTTCACTCATGACCTTTTGGCGATCCGCTTGGCGCCATTGTTTGCCATTGCCTTCAGCGAGATCGTAGTCACGACGGAACTTCTCACGGGCAATCTGAGTGGTGTTGGCCCAGAGCTTGACTGAAGCCATGAGAAACTTTGTCAGGTCTCGTTGCTCAGTGGAAAGCACAGCACCTTGCTTGGGTCCAGACTTTGCCACCTTGTTGGGCGGATTTCCTGCAGCAGTTGACATAGTATTCCTTTGACATAATCGGGCATGTTAGGACGAGGTAGCGAACCCGGCGACCAGAGGTCTTCCCAACTGCGGCAAGCCCGTGTGCCGAATAGAACATGGAGCCAGACGAAGGTACTGCCCCTTCTTACCCTGCTTACAAGGCAGGTGCATCACTTTCAATGCTTGTCCGGCGTTTATATGTGCGTATTGCGTGGCAGTTTGCACAAACTAATTCACACTTTGCTATCTCATTTCGCAGTAACCGCCCACTAGTGTTGTTTGCCAATACAGCTACATTTGCTACCTTAGAGTGTAAATGGTCATATTGCATCACATACCACGGATATGAGACTTTACAATCTAGGCAAGGACTGGCTTCTTTACCATTACGATACTCGGCTTGGATTTTCGCTTTATACGTCTTATTGATTTCCAAGCGCTTACTTTTATTCCTCAGATACCAATCTCGATGGTATGCCCGCGCCTTTTCTTTAGAAGCAAACATGTCACCTCACGCACTCATATGACTACCATGCTGATTGTCAAGTTCATCCAATTCGCGTAGCAACCAGTCAGGTCGGGTATCGAGTGGTTGCATCTTGATACTGGCTGGCCGGCTTGTCAAGAATCCATTGAATCCGTCCATATGGTGATCGTTCTTATCTACAGGATCCTCAATGAAATCTTGTGACAACTTCAACTTCTTCCACATGTACCCTTCAATTTCATTGATCCATTGAGGGCAGGTGCTTGAAACAAACAAATGTGGGGCGCCCAGCTTACCTGTGACAGGGTGCCGATGCTCAGGGTCTACAGCTAGGAGTTCTGTGATTCTGTCATACCCAGCATCCCAGTCTTTCTGGTTGGGCAAGACAAAGATCTCATTATCCATGTACTGGTCGGCATAACTGAATAATTCATCGAGTTTGGGGTTGACTTCTAACTCTGCTTTGCTCCGTGTTTGAACAGCCGAGAACGCTTGACTATCCAGATACGTCGCCATAATGGGGAGGCCCAACTGCGCCCGGATAGATTTAATACATTGCGAATGATACGCAACGCCCCGTCCTCCTACATAGTGTTCAGCAACAATAAAGTAGTCAGTCTTGTTACATCCACAGTCACAATCCACTGGCACAACCCAACCCACTGCGGTAGGTGCAGTGAGACCATGGTCAATGTATTCATACCCACTGGCCCCCTCTGGAATGAGTGGAAGCCCATCCCATCGAGCCTGCCACATGTCTATTTTATTTCGTTCTCGGTCCCAGCCTGGGTAGACCAGCCCTTCTGCGGCGACCCACTTGCCAAGGATGTATCGGTCAAACATCTTGGCGTCATGCCGATATTTGTTCTCCATGTCTTTGACATACTTACTGTCCACGAATCCGGCTCGTAGTCCATCGTATGTCGTAGCATGGAACCCTGCAAAGTCTGGTAACCCAGTAGAAACCCCGTGCTGTCCTGGCAGATTGGGGAAACTCTTAAAGATCCAGTGTTGAGGGGCATCGGGGTTAGCGACTCCAAAGCCATAACGCTTGTAAATAATAAGGTCCCAAGGCGCAGATTCATCTGCCGACAATGGTTTGTCATCAAAGGGCGGGAGCTTCTCCTTGCACCATTGGCAAGTGTCACTTCCATAAATGGTGTAGTGTCTGCCACCCTGAGCCTTGGGACACTTTCCAATGACTCGAAACTGTTTGCGACCATCACTGGTCAAGATTGGTGTGCGTCTACGCAACCGGCCCGTGAGATAGTCCCAGACTTCTTCAGGGACTTCTTCCATCTGATCTATGCCGAACCAACCAAGGGGGTGGTTCTTCAAGTCATCAAGGTCTTTAAAGTCCCCATAGATGATTCGACTCCCGCCATACTCTGGCTTGAAGGTCAGAATACCCTTCTGGTCATTCTTGGTGAAGGATCCTTTGGGAAGCATATCCTCAAGAGCCACCATCGTGGTTTGCTTGAGGGCCTTGCCATCCATACGGCCTAGATAGCCGAGATTGCCAGGGACACCTAGCGAGAGTAATGCTGCCTTCTCGCAGAGCACTGTCGTCTTGCCGGTACCAAACCCACCAGACAAACAACTGAATGTGGCTTGAGTGAGAAGGAAGTCCCGTTGAGCTGGTTGGATGTCCCAGTCAAACGGGGTATCTTCGTCTTTGTCGAGGATCTGTGCAAGCCGTGTAGACATTAGCGTATGACTGGTCCGCCTGCTGTACCGGTTGATGTTACTGTATAGTCAACCTTCTCAAGGGCTTTGCCAAACATACTCTGTCGGTCAGCTGCCAGGGTGGACTGGATAGATTGGAGTGTCAAATTGACTTGGCCCAATAGGGCTTCTAACGCAGCCACCCTTTGCTCAACCGAGCCCACACGAGAAGAGAGCGCTTGCCAATAGAGTTCATGACGTTCAACGTCAGCGACAATGACTTCTAGCTTCTCGTTTGAGGGCATCTACTTCTCCTTCAGTTTATCCAAGACGTCTTGCGGAAGACTGAGATCATCCATCTTATGGCGGACACCCACAAGACCAAGCCCAGAACCAACGAAAGCAACAGCTGTATCAGGACCATGAGCACCCAGGTACAGACCACCTGCACCCCAGATAATAAAGAGTGCCCCTGCTGCATACGTCTTCCAACCCTTTCCAACAAATGACATGGCCAGTTTCTTGGGATCCATTACTGCACCTCACGGCAATCTGTCAATGCCTTGGTCTCGGTATTGATGCTACACTGGTAACGATAGGCTCGATCACCCTGGTGAAGAATCAGTTCCACTCGATCCACATTGGTCGGGAACTTATCCTGTGGCAGGAGATTCTTCAGGGCTTCACATCCTGTCAGACCAATTAAACAGACTGTCAAGACTGTGGCAAGAACATACTTCATAGACTTTCCTTTCAGCTTTGGGCAGTCATAGGCATTGTGCTTGTATGACTGATCGTGATCGTACGTGGCTTTGCAGTAGACACATTGATAGATCATAGATGGCGTAACCCCTCAATCCTTTTAGGATTTTTTGATATTTTTCTGAGAAAACGCTTATACCAGCGGTATGTATGCTTCTTTACCTGACTGCCATAGCTGCCATAGCTGACACCCACGCCCAAGGGTGGGGTGCCTACCTAGGGGGCAGTACCTAAGGGTTATTACTAACGATCTACGTAGTCCACACTAGTGAATGACCACTAAGGCTACAATACACTACTAGGTGTGATGTCTACTATAGGCTGATTAGCTGGCTGACTGGATTGTGCTTGGCCTAGTACCTGTGCTAGCTTATCACTGTCTAGACCTTTGAATAGGTTGAATGTCAGACTGCCTGGTATCTCACCCTTAGGAACAACCTTGTCATAGGCTATACCAGCACTACTTAATAGCTGCATGAGCCGGCCATAGTCTTTTTTCGTAACAGACTGAGCGAAGCGTTCACCTTGGCACAGCAAAATATACGCAATGTTCGCCCATTGTCGTTTAAGTACTTCTGCTTTCTTTTCAAGCGGTTGTGCGGCAAAGGCAGCTTGCTTCTTGAGATCAAAAGCTGGTCTCCCGCCTAGAGTACGCTTACCACTCGGAGCGAGTTTCCTGCCTTGTACCGGCTCAGTGCCTAGGCCATCAGGGTCTATGGTTTCAAAGGCTTCGGTGTCGTTCATGTTATGCAATCCTGCTAACAGGTGAAAATTATAAATGCAAAGCCCGTGCCAGGAAAAAATCATGCCAAGGCTAGTGTGGCACTTTTGTGCCTCACGTTGGGGCAGTTTTGCAGGGTTGCTAGACGCCCATGCAAAGGCTATGCCAAGCAAAACTGAACAATTTCAACGAGTTAACTTTTGGCATGGCATGGCACAGGCCTTGCGATAGCCCCCCAGCAACGGCGGGCATTGTGCCTAGCTGAACAAAACAAACCTGGAGGTATCCACATGACGATGCAAGCTAACACAGGCACCAAAGCAGCAACGAGCACCACTGGCAAGAAGGAATGGTCTGCTATGACAAAAGAAGAACGGCACTTGTTCAGCCTTCAAAAGAAAACAGAGGCAATACACAAGGTCCAAGAAGGTGACTTTCCTTCAGCCGTTCGCATTAAGCTGGGGGAGCACACCTTATTCGCGAAGCCTTCTGGTGTGAGTGAGAAAGGATCGGTGAGCTATAGCGTGAATCCTACTATCCTTACCATTGGCAATAAGCAGGTACGGATTAATAAGATGAACGTATCTGTGCTGGCCAATGCCATGGAAGGGCTTGAGGAATTGGAATTGAACGATTCTACCATTCTCTAAAGCCTAGCTAGGGCTCACAAGGGGATTGACTAACCTTGTGAGCCTTATGGTAGACTTTAGAGGGGGAATGATGAAAAAGCCTAAAGTAAAGCCCTATGTCCCTGGTCTAGTGAGAGGTCAATTACCTCGATCTCCACTTCGTACTGCCACGCAAGTTATCATCGGCCATGAGCCGAGTCGGGAGACAAAGCCCATCCTAGACTACCCTAGTCATGCTGAAACGCCTAATGAAGTATCCCGCAGACAGATTGCGCGACTCACACCAAGAAGCAAGGTGCACAGAGCAGTGACAACCTTAAACCTCAAGTTAGGAGACTGGATACTATGACATGGGTAGAATGTTTTGGGGCATTGTCAATCATATGGGGTTTCTTGATTGTCGTATTGTTCACAGACTGGCTTGTGCGGATGTGGATACAGCATGGAGGGGAGTAAACCATGAGTCCTAGAGTTCAATGGAATATATTTTGTAGCTGGATTGCCATCATTTTGTTAGTAGCTGGATTCTGGCTAATGGTCCTGTTTTCCTATTAGTTCGCTTGTTTCTATTATAACCTAGGGGGCTATTGTCCCGTAGGGTAGAGCCAATAAGATTTATGTGTCTGGTCTTATTGGAAAGAGCATGGGGGGATGCTTCTCTACCTTACGTGAGAGTAGCCCCCTATTTTTTTGTCTGCATGTGAGTGTATCCAAAAACATACAGGGTAGAAAGTCTGCCAATTTTGGCCTAGGTTGAGTCCAAACCGCAAAGCCTAGCCGATGCTAGGACCAGGGCCGGAAAGTTGATCCTAGGGCAAAATTGAGCGATTGCGGGGGCATTCCAGGGCACAGCATCGGCCAGGTTTGCCAGGGCAAGCCAAACAAGGAGGTTCATATGGCCTATAAGATACTATGCTATAACGTATGCTATAAGGGAAAACACATTGGCATTCGAGAGACTAACTACCCATGGGCCAATCGGTATTGGTCGAACCGTGGGCCAGACTATAAGTTAGTCCCAGTCTATTACTAGAGGGGAGGTGATAGATAATGGGAGCATAAGCATATTATTTTAGTCTACCGATGCAGAGCCTTGAATGGGCAAGACAGTCAAGAGTGTGATGACTGTTGATTGTCTTGTCTAATGAATGCTATGGATAATTGGTACTAACTGGAGGACACTATGGAAAAGTACAAGCAACTTGTTGGAGAGACAGTTCAATCATTTAGTTTGAATCCTGACCGGGATCAACTGACACTAGTGATGAAAAGTGGAAACACGTTTGTTTTAGAAACGGAAGGGGATTGTTGTTCAATTACTTGGATTGAGCATATTGATGGAGAAGAGGCATTGACTGGGACTATTCAACAAGTGAATGATATCCCAATGCCTAATCATGGAAATGTGCCAACTCTTCATAAACCAGTTGTCGAAGAAGTTAAATACTATGGATTACGGATTGTGACAAACAAAGGCTACTCTGTGATTGACTATCGAAATGATAGCAATGGGTACTATGGTGGATCAATCTCGCTGAGAAAGGGGTAAGCCATGAGCCGTTCACCTATAAAGATTGTTGATGGATATTATGTCATGATCTGGCTTGGTGGGCGATATGGGTCATGTGGGTGGTATAAGGATCAATCTGAAGCCATGCGGGTTGTTCAATATAAATTGACTGCTGGATTATGGTCTGGTATGCCACCAAAAGTTGAACCGTCGTTTAGGACACTATTATCAAAGGAGATGAATCCATGAAACCAGTCGGCCACATCACAGTGACACGGTTATACAGTACACCAGGGCTTTTGATTGAATCAGCCAAAGTCAATTGTTTCTGTGCCACGAATGAACATGCGGTTGACCAATTCCATAAGGCGATCTTGTGGAATGTGGCTATTATGCAGAAAAAGATTTGATAGAGTATTGTTGAGCTGCGTGACAGAAAGGAGGATGATATGTAACCGTTTAATAGTGTGTACTGTGTTGAGGGGTAGATCAATCATGTGCTTTTACTTTTAAGGAGACTCACTCATGAAGGTTACTATCAAGACGAAGAAAGAAATCCTGGTTCCGCAGATTGTGGAAGTGGAGGATAATCGCGATTATCCGTTGAATGTGTATCCGGTGCAGTATCGCAATTACCCGGACAACAAGGTTCACATTCAGGGTACAACCGTGAAGGTCAATCGTTCCTATGGCTTTGCCTTCAATATCCCTGGTCAGTCAAAGGCCAGCGATAAGCAGCGCAATCTGTTGTCCTATGCTGGGACTGGCCAAGTGTACTGGAATGGATCATTGATCGTCAACGGCAAGACGGCTTCACTCATTGGTGCCAATGGGGATGTGTTTGATGTCCCGATGGGTGATTTGCTGGAAGGCCTGAAGTAACCTTTGACCTGTACTAGGGTATGCAATCCTGTGTACCCTAGTACATTTCTTTTGAGGACATATGAAACTCTTACAAATTGGCCAAATTGGCATAATCACAACTAGCCCAACAGAACCAGGATTCTACCACAGTTATGACCTAAGTGAGATTGTTGTTATCACTGGCCTTTCTCCAGACCGGTATAAGACAGTCAATCGTGTCGGCCTTAGTCAAGTCATGCCCTTTGATGGGATTCTTCCAGCCCCATATCCGGCCATTACACGAAATGGATGCGAATGGTGGAAGGCACTTGATACGATGCTGAATACAACCCCAGCAAATGCAGACTGTAAGAAACTACCTGGTTTTACAATACCACGCACTCAAAAAGCCCGTGGGATCTTTGCATTACGACATATGGGAGAGTTACCAGTAGACATCCAGGTCTATCAGAAGCCAATTCCTGAAGATCAACCAAACTTTGTTCCTGCGATGGCACGCCCCTGTCCCTCAAAACCACGCCATGGCTTTGTGGACTCCCGTGTCGTCAAGACTCCACAAGAATTAAATGCTGTGCTTGCTGAGACATTGAAACATGACCCTCACGGAGAAGTGCTGTGTATGCCGTTTTTCGATACCAAGTATTCTGCGGTTGTCACAGATAGCTCAATTGTGTTTGGCAAAGGAACGGATGGAGCTACAGCTGGTAAGCGTGCTGTGACGATTCCATGTCAGACATCCTTACATTATTCACTGAATCTCGATAGTGAAACGATTCCATTTTTAAATGGAAAATCTCATCTTAAGCATATTCCAGTCAAACGGTATATTACCTATACTCCAATGCGACATCGTCTCTTTGTTGAGACAGTTGGGAAGCATCTTGTTCAGTTACGGACTGGGCCTCGATTACTCGATGGAGAAACACCCACAACCATGTGGAGTCCGAGAGAATTTGTATCACCTGAAATTGTGTATACAGTTGATTCTGATGTAGATTTTCTTGAATATGAAAAGAAACTGGATGAATTGAACGCAGCACACCCGAATAAGTTTATTGTACACTTTCCAAATGGAAGTTTGCTCTCACATCTTGCTGTCCAAGCGATTGCAAAGAATGTCCCGATCACTACCGAACGGGTGAAGCCACGAGTTGGTGCGATGAAACACTTCCCTAAAAGTGTTCCGGCATTACCAATGCATGTGCCATTCCGTAAAGCCTGTATTCGTGGGTTACAAATCGCTAGTCAGATTGAGGTGACTGAGACTTCATTACAATGGGCAGTGGCCATTGTGCAAGGAATTGGGCCATCCCCAAAGACTCATGCAAGCACCAGTTTACTCATTGCTGCCGCTGCAATCCTCATGAAAGCCGGCAGTGGTATTTGTCTTGGTGAGTATCGCCATTTCTTTGACAAAGGCCCAGGTCGATTTGGGTATGTGCCCAATGCCCCATTAGGTGTTGATTTTGAGTACCGATACGCAAAACTGACAGATAAAGCCTATCGGTCCTCGATCTATCACGCGGCATTCACGAAACCCTGGGAAAAACTAGAAACGGTTCGTACCTTTCAGACCTATTTAACTGCAGCTGCGTTTGACTTTGAACAGTTTCCATGGAATAGTGCCTTTGGTGGGCCATCATGGGGGAATTGCACACGAGCCACATTGAGTATTATGGAAGCCCTGGTCCCATTTTATCGGTTTTCAACGAAGTACCCAAAGTTTACTCAAGTTCCAATGGATATGGCCATTACCACGGTAATGTTAAACCGAGTCATTCAAGCCTGTAATCGGCTCATTACAATTAGTCACAACTCAGGACGATGCTTGACAAAGATTATTCCTGAAACCAGATTACTTAATATTTCTGAAGGCAAAACTGGACTTACTATTGCCACATCACCTCTAACTGAAAAGGTCTTATTCTCATGATACCTACATTCAAAAACTGGAAGCGAACCTGCCATCAAGATGGAAAACATATCCTGACAATGGGCAAAATGAAGCTGTATGCAGGAAGCTCATCACATGCGTATGATGGGTATCAATTGGTGATTAACCTCACAGGCTCAGTCACCCATTGGTTTGATAGCCCGACAGGCATTGAGGGTGGAGAGAAGCTGTGCCCACAGTTTCTTCAATCATTTCCTGAACAAGGGTATGCTGCCATCCCCCAATTGATCATTCATTGGAAAGATGGTGGAGTACCCACATTCACCAAAGAACAATGGGAATTATTGATTGAAGACCTGGCTCGTATTCAAGGTCGAGTCTACATTCATTGCATGGGAGGTCATGGCCGTACTGGGACAGCCTTAGCTATTCTTTTAGGCTTGACGAAGGCCATTAAAAAAGATCCTTTGCAATGGCTTCGCAAGAATTACTGCATGGAATCAGTAGAGACCATGGTTCAAATCGACTATATCAAATCGCTTGGTGTCAAAACGAATTGCCTCCCATCACGAATGCCAGTAGCTACTCAGCATTGGATTGATAATGGAGTGCCATTTACACACACCCAAGCTGAATATGAACTCACCAAAGGCACAAAGTCTCTTCCAGCATTACCAGATGATACGAAGCCTGAGCCATTGTTCCAATGTATCTTGTGCCGGCGGAAGCATCAGAGTTTCCAGTTTTACCAAACCTTTATGGATGGGACAGGCTTCTGTTGGACTTGCCACCATCTCTGTGACAAGACTAATCCTGACACTATCCAGTCAGCGTGAAAGGATGTATGACACCACAGGACGTTGAGGAGTATCTGACACGATTGCAGAAGGATCTCCAACGAGAGACCATCAAGGAATCCAGTGATGATGATATCTATCAATATGCAAGTGTGGATATCCTTCGTGATTGCCATCGGTATACAATCCAAACAGACTTAGATTTCATTGGATTATTCTGTCGATACTTTCTCACAATTCGCAAACGTCATCAGACTAATATGTACACACATCGACGTGAGCACGGCCAGACATACCCATTGAGTGATTACTGTAACCAGATGGGAGAATGCCAATTGTATCACCATACGGAAGACCCACGCACAGATAGTACCACACTGACCTTTGAGTACATTGAACTCTTACCCAAACAATACCGAGAAATCTTTGTATTATTGTACATTGAAGGATGGACTCAAGCTGAAGTCGGTGAGCAAGTAGGACTGACTCAAGCACGAGTGAGCCAGCTTGTTGAGGAAGGGACGGCTATTATTCGAGGGGAATTGGAAAGGATTGGATAACGCTGATGGAACTGTACATTACTGGGATTGGACAACGACTTGCTGTGCATGATAGACACTCATGCTATGGTGAAGCTTGTCCAATTCATAATCCTAGTTCTCATCATATGCTGCAGTGGCCAACATTGTGGCGAGAAGACCGACGGATAATGGAACGTATCTGCCCTCATGGTATTGGTCATCCAGATCCAGACTGTATGTATGCGATGAAGGACTCTATTCATGGCTGTGATGGGTGCTGTCAAAAGTCTTAGTATATATATATATACTATATATGTACTATTCACCTCACGCTCCGTTACCTCCGCTACGGTGAACTGAGCCCCCATCAGTGGCGAAGCGCTCTAATTATATATCCTATCCAAACGAAAGGAGTATAAGTAAAAAATGAAAGAAATGAAAATAAATATTTCTGATAATTTAGCCCACGCCGGGCAGGAGGGGTGATGATGAAAGTATCAATCATGCTTGTAACGACGGACTATCGCGGAGACCATTCGGCTGATGTACGAATAGCTTACGAGCTGCAAGCTGATGAATCTGTGGACCATCTGGTGAAACGACTACTTTCTAGCGGTTCAGCTTCACGAAAAGTTGATTACATTGAACTCCGCATTATTGAGGAGGCCTCCCATGACTGAGCAACTCTAC